GCCTCTTTAAGACCAGGAGTTCGGCTCGTCCAATTTTATACAGGGGGACGAATACTCAAGGAATGAGGTCGGTTCATTACCCAGAACCGAGAATGGGGAATACGACTACTAGTGGTGAAGCGCCACGAATTGGGACATCGTTGGGTTACTAGTTCCAATACAGGTACACCGTTGTAACATAGGCGGTAGAAAGCGCGACTAACGGCGCAATGTGACAGCGGCTGAAGCCGCCTTAGGGACGTCGATATAATCACGTCCTGTGTCGCGATTGGCATAATACGCATACATGTCAGCCAATTGTGCAGGAGTCGGGGGCGGAGTCTCACGCAACGCGGACTTAGCCATAGCCGAAGTTTCGAATTGAAGAATGTGATCACGAAGAACACCGTACATCTCAGGAGGAACGCCGCAAAGAACTCGCAGCAATGCCTCCTTAGGTCGCTTGGCAAACAGAGATAGAATGGAGTCAGCAACCCAGTCAACGGCACCGTTGACGAGCTTGTTGCCGACCCATTTCGCCCCGGTTTTTAAGGTCTCAACCAGGTCAAAATCATCTTTGTGCGCACAGCGCTGCATGGAATAACGCCCATAACGAGCGTAAGCCTGATCCATGCCGCGGATTACTCGTTCGGGAGAGACCTCGTAGCGAGTTGGGGTAAACAACCCCGCTGTGGTTCCCAAAGGAACGCAAGCATAGTACGTGACGATCTCAATCTCATACGTCTGAGGAGTCGTCGTAGAGCCAGAGGATGCAAACGCAATGGCGCGGGCGTCGTAATCAACAACGACGTTGGTGGGGGTAATAAATGAGTAATCGCGGACCGCCGCCGGAGCAGCTGAGGCCTGGCCAACATTAATGTCAGCATTGCCAATCCACGACATCTCCATAAACACCCCGGGATCGGAGTTGGACTTCGCATATGAGGTACTAGCCGTTCGAAAATAGCTGTATCCCAAATTTGAACCAACCCCGGCCACGGGAATAGCGTCGGTATATGCCAACATACCGATGACTGATTCCCCACCCAAGCTCACGACGGGGGTAATATTACGGACTCGCACACCCTGATAAACACCAGCGAGCACGTCAATGTTGGCACCTAAGAAACCAAGGGCCGAATCGGCATGGTTAATGTAGTTGCCAGCAGTCGAGGTGCCGTCAGATGCAGTTAAAGGCGTGCAATGAGCCATAATACAGTTCGGATTGGGATAAAATCCCAAACGAACACCACAAGTCGTGGATGTGCCCCAAGCAGTCTCAGTAATGACAAAAACATTACGAGTCCACATACCATAGATCGGCGCGGCATTAAACGTAAGAGGCAAGCCAGTTTTCAGGCCCTTCTGGTAAGCATCAAACGGTTCAATCACCCCAATCAAAGCAGCATCGGAATCCTTGGACTGACCACTAGCAGAGGCCCGCCCTTGTTTCGCGTTGCTCAAATGCGCCGAAGGCAAAATGGAGTCAGATTTCGTAACCCTCTTCCCCACCTTACCAACGGCTCGAGCACGTTTAACCAGCTTCTTCTCAACTTTCTTCTCGATCTTCTTCAGCTTACTCTTAGCCATCTTAAAGATCACAAACACCTATGCAACAAAACGTTCTCTATACGTTTGTCGCCAAAGATCTACTCAAAGGACGGTCGATCAACCCCGTTGTCAAAGAGTTAACGTGTTATTAGGCGCCCCGTTTTGCACGGTACTTCGTGGGTAACGGCGCCGTAGGCGGGCCGAAGCCCGCCTAGTTGTCAGTGCGGATTATTTTGCAAATCAACGGATGATGCAGGTCATAAGGTAGCTCAGTGATGGAATCAATCTCCAGACAGAGCGAGTCAATGTCGTTAGGAGAACAATCGTACCTTCTACAAAGGAAGGCCATCACAGCTTGATCGGGGCGCAAACCCCGGGACTCAAGGTGCACTTTATAAGCATGCGGTCGTGCGTCGACACTAGCATAATCTCGACATAGCTGCAACATCTTGTCACAAAGATTCGACAAGATGGGGATGAAGGACACGTCAAGTGACAGACAATATACTTTCTCATACAAAGCCCGCCTTAAACCGACGTTCGCCCCCACGGGTTTAGAAATAAACCCCAGTTTCACTGCCAACTTACCTATCTTCGGGCCCAGTAAAAATCCAGAAGAATAGGGGTAGAACAATGTGGAACAAATTTCGCTCTGTGAACCACGTTGCACTAAATTATTTATTAACCCCAAATCACGAATTGTAAGATGGTGGCGTGAGGCATTGTAAAAATTTGCCAAATCCTTGCGCAAATAAGTCAAATTATCATCACCACAAACCCTAATGTAGAATTCGTGTATCGGGGTCCAGACACCAATCCGTTTAGAAATAGGATTGCTCACGCGCGTATAACCGCTATCAATAATAGCCATATACCCTGGCGGTGATTCGTCTGGGACATACAAAGACACTGGTGCTTGTCCGACCAGCTCTTGGTGAGCTATCAAAATCTCATCAAGTGGCACGCCGGTAGGTGGTAATCGTGTCAAGATCTTCCGAAAGCTTTCAACTTCGGTATCACCCGGAAAGTACTGGCGTGAAATGGCATACAAAGCTGCCACAGCATTAACGATACAGTTGGACAGTAAGGTATCGGGCTCGCCACTACCCATAGTACCCTCACACTTGTACTTCCAACCTGCTCGCGTAGTACCGGATTTAACAATCTTAGACTGCATGACGCGGATCACGTTAGGTGGGACTCCCAATTTGGCATAAATTGAAAAACAAAGTTGACGCCAAGCAGCACTCTGAGTACTATCAAACGAGGAATAATCCCCTTCGACCAAATCGTACCGCTGCGTCGACCCAGGTTCAGTCATTGCCATAGCATGGAAATCGCCTTCCACCTCAGAACTCTCAGCACCACCAGTGATATAAATAGGGAAGTTTATATTCCAAACCACCCTAAAGAAGGCCGCAACAGAACTAATCCAGGGTCCCACCAACATATTGTAAGCAGGTGTCCCGGCTTGTATCAGTCTGGCTTTCTTCTTATCAACTGCATTCATGCCCTCCTCATCTGGAACAAACAAATGCTCCAATTTGATGAAAGCCTTAGTTTCGGTGTCCTTAGCATTCATCTCCCGAGCGGCTACCAATTTCTTAGCAACCGAGCTAGGGAAATTCTTTAACCAAATCCCCTCATCACAAGGTTGCAACTGGGGAAGGTCAACTACTTTGTAACCCAAATTAAGGTGGGCGGGGTCGACTGGTTGAAACAACCCCAAGAATCGTGCTAAGTTCTCCAAAAGCACTGCCCCCAATGAATCAACCAACTCATCTATACGACGAGTGGTCTGGGGCGTGTCATGCACCATCGGCGGCAACCCTGCATCATTGCAAAACTTACATTCACAAACGGGTGCCGCAAAAGCTCTGTGGATCAAGGCAATGCCCTGATTATGATGACCAGGGTGATGCACACGAGGTGCAGGACCAAAGCCAATTCCGACCATAACACTAAGGGGGATTAACTTGGGCTCGACGCTATCGAACTCAATAACCTCCGCCCCTGGTCGCAACTTGGTGTAATCGATAGGCATATCAATTACTACACCACTTGTCATCTTGTACCCACAAGGTGCAGAAGGGGATTCGTAAGAATACAATTCCCCGTCGGAAAGCAAATTCCGACTGTGAACACTGGTCGTAGTAACACACAAATCGATACCATAAGGGTATTTCTTTGGTGCCACAGTAAACCAACCAGTGGTGTCAGTAGTACTCGCGGCGGCAACCTCAACATTGGCCTCGTCACCAGTATTCAACCAACCACAATTAAATGTGCCAGTTGAATCAACATAGGTGCGTACACCAATAACGGCCGCTATGGGACGCAGGTAATCATTGACAAAAGAGCCCCAACGACTCCAAAACACCTCCAACCCAGCTCGCTGCTCAGCCAAGGCCTTAGGTAAATCCAATTGCGTAGGCAACCGCACTTTGGGGGCCAACAAAGAGTAAGTCTGTGATTGCAGTGTGACCAAATACGCCAAATACAACCTCAAAACAGTCGCCTGATTTGGGTTCAATGACAATTTGTTGTCACGTATTAACAACTGCAGATACTTCTCAACTTTGTCGTCCCAACGGTCAGTGGTGGCCTTTGAAACAATTGAATTTCTAATGGTCCTATCAAGAGGAACTGGTTCCAAACGGATCCTAAAGGGGGTGACCAATCCCAATTGGTCGATCTGCATCTGATCAACCAAAATGAGATCGCCTGTCGGGTACTCATAGACACGGCCAAGTGGCCAATCCGTGATTTGTACCAAATATGGGGCTGAGATCGTCTCGCCATCAGCGATGCGGTCAAATTCGAACCGCATGTAACAACTATTCGTACGATATATTTGGACTGTGAAAACTATGCCGCCACTACCATATGTGGCACCATCAACAAATCGCAAATTATCATCCTCGTCGAATCGTTCTAAGTTATGACGACCTCTAATAGTATAGCGAACTCGACCTAGGTCGAGTCGCGTATACGTCAAATCACCGTTGAAAAACTCACCGGCGACGTCGGGGGCCACCAACGAAAATGCCACGTACCGTTTGAAAACTGCAACGATGCGGGCAATATCATTGATACTTTGCCTCCCAAGAAAATCCAAACTAACAACTGTACGATCAGAACTAGTACAAGCACCGTTCCTCATCGTTTGACAATTGTTCCGCGCACCATCAGAAAACAAAGACGCGCAATGCGGAGCACGGTGGGACTCATGCACGTAGTGCAGCCCCCGTGGACACATGCCGGGCACATATTTAACCCCTAAACAAATTGCACCTGCATATTCAACAGCCATATGGGTCAACAGGACGGAGCGCGCCGCCGCAGTGTACCAATGTGGGTAGTCAAACAGAGCAAGTGACATAGATTCGAATAGGGTCGACGGGTACAAGCGTGAGAGCTTTTCAACTCGCTTATCATCTAAGCCGAAGGGCACCATCACTTTGTTGGCAACGTAAAGAACGGGGTCTCCGGAATACGTCGCTTTCGAAATTTTGGTACAAACTTCATCACGTGGAGTGGGCAGGGAATTTTCAGACAACGGCGTAATGCAGGAAACAGCACACGCCGGGGAATTTGAGCTCGAAATGGATGAAGCAGCAAGAGCGGACCGAGCTGCCCGCTTGCTGTGGTTACGAGAACCAGTGCTCACCTTAGTTAATGGCGCACTTGTTGCACTCAACTTACTTGCGTTGAGGTCGGTTGCTTGAGAAAGTAACCCCCGAACGGAAACCTGGGTAAGACGCGACTCTGTGGTACTTCCCTGTAACGCCTGCGAGCTAGAAGCGAATACCTCACTCGCTGCCGCCGCACTTGGAGCCTCGCATCTCATATCATGCTCAGCGGCGGAGGCGGTACACAAAGAAATGGCACCACTGGTGATGGGCGCCGCCTGTTTGGCATACATGATTGAAAAAGGTTTGGGTTTGGAAGTTGATAACCGAGCCGACTCTCGGATGACGATCCAACGTCACGCGGTTTACGGGGACCGAAAACGTACGGAGCACACAGACCGTAACTGAATCAAAGAGGAACGCCCCCGAAGGAGGCTCCCAGTGCAAATGCACACCAATTTGTGCGGGCGGTTTCCCTTGACACACAGCGGGCCGAAATCACTAGATTTTTCGCGACTGTGAGGGTGAATAATTCTGTTGGTGCGCCATACTACGAGATCAACTATAACATCAATTAGATCCGTCAGAACCGGCACACTTACCTTTGACACCTCAATCTATCACCTACCGTTCTACACGGTTCCACGCACAAACCCCACCTTCATTACAGATGGTGGCTCAATGTGGGTCATCCCACAAGGCACAATTCG